GGATATGAGTGTCCATGTGGGGCGGACATTTTCCCCCCAATTTGTCCACGAGTGGTGGACACTGTAGGCTAGTAAGTGTCCACCAGAGGAAAACACAGTGTAGATAGTGTGTTTCTGTGGAGGACAGCAAGATCAACAATAGGGACAGGTATAATTTATGCACAATAGAAATAGACAAAGTATTATACAAGATATATAATACAGATACAAGGAGGGAGTAAATATGAAGTATTTAGAGCAGTTTATTGAAGCATACCTAAAATTGTACGACAAGATCAAGAAACCTCTAATTACCGCAGCAGTTATTGTAGTTATCGTATGTTGCATTCTAATGATCGGCACAATCTTCTATCTGACAGGAACGATGAAAGTTGTATAAAAGGTGATCGACATGAGTAGATTAGACACAGCAATAATTGTAATAGGAATCATTATTTTAATTCTATCAGGCGTTATTTTAGGAATGGTGATAAGTGGTGGATGTCATTACTAATGCATTGAGTGCAAAAATTTCGTTGTTGAGTGAACTATGTCAAGCAGACCCACGGGAGTTAACCACTCTTATTTACAAAAAATGGGAATTTTATACCATGGAGTTAATAAGATATAATAGGAGTATTGCCAATGACAACGGAGGAAATTCTGAATCTGAACCCATATCAGATAGCGAGATTAAGCGAGAAAGAGTTAAGAAAGGCGATCAACCAACTAAATTCAGTAGCAAATAAACGACTAGCTAGAATTGAAAAACAGCATCTAGAGTTGGTTTCGCCTGCGTATCAATCCGTACTAGTATACAGAGGCGGGCGATTCCGAATTAGTGAACTCGGAGCTACAAAAGGGGTACTGAGAATTGATCTAGGTGATGTAAAAAGATTTCTAGAAAATAAGACCTCTAGAATACCCGGCGTAAAATCGAACCTAAATCGTCTAAAAGAGCTAACCGGCCTTAAAACCGAAGAAGAGATAAACGAATTTTTTAAATTGTACGAGAAGTTTAAAGAAGAACAGGCATTAACAGTATATCAGTTTGGCTATAGAAATATATGGAAAGGAATAAAAGATTTTGTACAATCTGGTGAAAATAAAGAATGGGATGAATTTGTGGAGGAATACACAAAAGCCCTGAGAGAGCAGGAGTTTTAATTGTATGAGTTCCATCATTGCAGCGAAATAACTGATCTAGAAATATTAAACAGCTGCTTAGAAGCAGAGTTAATATTTTATAAGAAGAAAAGATATTTAAACATAGCAGCATCATTTGACATAGAAACGACGAATATAAAACTAAATGACAAAACAAAATTTGCGATCATGTATTTTTGGGGATTTGATCTAAACGGTTTATGTTGTTATGGCAGGACATGGGAAGAATTTGTAAACTATTTAAATCGTATCTCAAAAATACTAGATTTAAATGTAAATAGGCGACTAATAATATATGTTCATAATTTAGGATTTGAATTTCAATTTATGCGAAATTGGTTTACATTTATCAAAGTATTTGCCCGCGAAAAATATAAACCGATTTATTGCGAAACTAATATGGGAATAGATTTCAGATGCAGTTATTTTTTATCTGGATACAGCTTAGCTAAAATAGCGGAAAATTTACAGACACACAAGATAAAGAAACTAGTAGGTGATCTTGATTATTCTTTAATTCGTAATTCCAAGACTGAACTAGATGAAAAAGAGCTTGAGTACTGTTATAATGACATTGTAATAGTAGAGTATTATATTAAAGAACAAATTGAACAAAATGGGGACATAACAAAGATTCCATTAACAAAGACCGGGTATGTCCGGCGGTTAATGCGGGAATCAATGATGAAAGATAAATTTGTAATGAGTATTGTAAAAGAATTAAAAATAGAAGATATCCTAGAATACAATGAACTAAAGAAGTGTTTTATGGGAGGTTTTACCCATTCAAATGCTTTATGGGTAGGGGAAAAAGTATCAGAAGTACACAGCATTGATTTAACGAGTTCCTATCCCACTGTTATGATAGCAGAAAAATATCCTTTTTCAAGCCCCATAAAAATAGAAGAATGTAGCTATAAAGAGTACAAAGAAGATTTAGCCGATAAGCTCATAATATCAAAAGCTATTTTCACCCACATTCAGCAAAAAGAAGATGTATATGAAAACATAATATCAGAGAGTAAGTGTCTTGTACTAGAAAACAAGTTATGCAATAATGGACGCGTTGTAAGAAGCTCTTATTTAGAAACATATATTACGAACATAGATTTTGAAATGATCGAACAATTTTATGATTTTGAAGATGTTCATTTTACCGATATTCTTTTATATGAAAAAGCATATTTACCAAAACCGATTATATCTAATCTCTTAGACCTATACCATAATAAAACAATGCTAAAGCATGTAGAAGGAAAAGAAGTAGAATATTTGGCATCTAAAGAAATGATAAATAGTGCCTATGGAATGATTGTTACGGACATATTACCACAGGAGATTATATATGATGGAGAATGGAAAAAAGGCGGATACAAAGAAAACAAACTCGAAGTATATAACAATAGTTATAATCGATTTCTTTATTATCCTTGGGGTATTTTTGTTACTTCTTATGCTAGGCGCAATGTACTTTATGGAATTTTGGAAATGGGTATTGATTATATCTATAGTGATACCGACAGTTTAAAATTTAAGAATTATGAAGCACACAAAGAATGGATAGAGTTATATAATAAGCAGATCATAGATAAATTAAACAACACAATAACCCATTATTCGCTTGACCCCGAAAAGCTGCATCCCAAAGGCCAGCAGTTAGGAATATGGGATTATGAAGGAAAGTATGAATATTTTAAAACACTGGGAGCAAAGCGTTATATATATCAAAAAGATGGAGAACTGCATATAACGGTTGCAGGTGTCAGTAAACTAAACGGAGCAGAGTATTTAAAGAAGTTAGGAGACCCATTCAAATATTTTAATGATGAGTTAGTTGTACCTGAGGAATATAGTGGAAAAAGAGTGATCACATATAATGATGAGGAAGTAGAAGGAGAAATAACCGATTATAAAGGCAATACAGCGCATTATCATGAAAAGAGTTCGGCATACATTGGAGCTAGTTCATACAGCTTGAATTTATCATATGAATTTGCCAATTTTTTGAAAGGATTAAAGGAGGAAAATATAAATGAAAATTTATGATGATTTAAAATGGACTGGTAACATTCGAAAAGATAATGGAGTAATCCGGGAGATTATTCTACATCACAGAGCCGGAAACGGGGATGTAGAAAGTATTGATGCATACCATAAGAGACTTGGGTGGGAAGGGATTGGATATCATTATTACATTCGGAAAAATGGTGACATTTACTCAGGTAGGCCTGAATTGATGGCGGGCGCTCATACGAAGGGGCATAATATAGGCACACTTAGCATTTGTTTTGAAGGTGATTTTGATATTGAATCCATGAATCAGGTTCAAGAAGATGCCGGAATTGATTTAATTGTGTCTCTTATGAAAAAGTATTCTATGATCGAAAAAGTATCAAAGCATAATGATTATAATTCAACCGCATGTCCCGGCAAATATTTTCCCTATCAAGATATATTAGACTATGTGAGTTATATGTTAGACATGTTAGATAAGGAGGATTCAATCATGTCAAATAACGCTTGTTATGTTCCGAATGTGCCCAGCGCATGGGCGAAAACAGAAGCGGCGTGGGCGACTGAGAAGAAGCTTATTATTGGAGATGAAAATGGAGACATCTATTGGCAGAAGCCAGTCACGAAAGAGGAATTAGCGATTATTTTGAAAAGGGCTCTTGACAAATAGAAAAAAAAGTGTTATCATGGGCATAAAGGCAGAGAAGGCCTTATGTAATATTTAATTTTATGAAAGAAGGATTTAAAAATGACGATCAAAGAGTACATTGAAAAGAAGAACAGAACCGCGAAATTGCTTGAAGGTAAGACGAAGATTGAGACGAGTGATGTAATCGGTAAGGAAATTACTATTATCGGTTACGGTTTTATGGAAGATAATGGAAAGGAATATGCAGTTGTAACTCTGAAAGAGTTTCCTGATAACTTTCTGTTTTGTGGTAAAGTCCTTACGGATGAAATTCGCAAGCTTGAGGAAGAGTTTGAGGATGATCTAAACGACATTTTGGCTAGCGGTGAAGTTCGGATTGTCCTTAATACACAGAGCAGCAAGAATGGCAGAAAGTATACTTCTGTGGAATTTCTTGAATCTTAAATAGAATTTAAGGGGATATTCTTATGTATGAGGCTCTTACTTTTTGTTTAATCGGGGCGATTATAGGATACCTTTCCGGGTTTCTATATCAAAATATTAAGATCAAAAGATTGGAACAAAAAATTATTGAGCTTCAACAGGAATATGACAAGCTACTGACGCTTGTCACGCAATAAGTTAATAAAGGGGAGTATAAATCGGTTAGATTTGATCGTTTATATAACCAAGAGTCAACGGACTGAATCTGGCTTGGTTATATTCCGGGTGACGCTGAGTGGATGCATCTGTTTAACTGCATTTATAACTCCCCTTTATTTGTATATTGGTGGTATCATGTATTATAATGGCGCAGGTGTTTTAAACAGCGGTTGTCCAATAAATTTTTCTATAGGAAACCGATCAACCGGTAAAAGTTTTTACTGGAAAAGATATTGTATAAAACGCTTTATTGAAGCTGGAAAGCAGTTTATTTATATTAGAAGGAATATCGTTGATATCGATGTGGTAAAAAATACATGGTTTGATGATATTGGACAGAAGTTTCCCGGATACCGTCTTGATTCAAAAGATCATGAATTTTATTTAAGGAAAGATGGAAAAGTAGAGTTATGCGGTTATTATTATGCATTAACTGAAATTAAGAAATTAAAATCCATTGTATTTGAAAAAGTGGAAACAATTTTTTTCGATGAATTTTTGCCTGATGATAACAAGTACCTGAAACCATCAGAGCCAAGCTATGAGCCTGAATTATTGCTATCTCTTTTCTTTACCGTTGCACGAGGATATAAAACTCCAATCCGTGAGGATGTTCGGTTGATTGCATCTGCAAATAATGTAACGATGTATAACCCCTACTTTTCCTTCTTTAAAATTGATCTTTCTAGGGTAAATAAACAAAAAGTAAACTATGTATATGCAGAGAGTATTTTAAATGAAAGTATTCGGGATGAAATACTAAAGAGTAAATTCGGACAAATTTTAAAGAGTACTGGATATGGAGAATACGCACTGAATAATAAATCGTTGTATTCCTATGATCGACACATTAGTAAGATTCCAAAAGGTGCCTATTTATGGTGCATGATTTATTGTTTTGATTGGTACATGGTGTTTGCTGATGACGATGGGAATGTATACATAAAAGAAGGATATGATTCCAGCTTTAAGAAGAAGTTTAGAATAACAGATGATTGTCCTGAGGATGTAACAAAGTTTAAAGGTGACATTGTAAAACTATTTAAGAAACTTTATGAGCAGGATAAAATCTATTATTCTTCCAGTAAGGTAAAAAGTCAGATTGCAGGATTTATTGAACTATAAGGAGTGTAATATATGGATGAAATGCAACCGATTACAATTACGAATATCGAAACAGAGATTAACGCGGAAAATATTAAGAAACAAGATGTTGAAACGAAACTGGAAAACGACATCAAAAATGATAAATCTGGTATCAGTTATGAAGAGCTGCTAGAGCTTTATAAAACAAGCTTGGATTCACAAAAGCAAATGGCAGAAGATTTAAAGCAGATGCAGCAGATTCTAAATGATAATTTTAAGGTGACAAAAAATGCTCCCTCTACTCAAGAGGATGAAATTGAACAGTATTTATCTAGTCCTAATAGCCTGACTGGACGGCTTTTGGAAAAATATGAAAAGGAGAAAAGATAATGGCACAGTATAACCCTTTTAACCCCACTTCTCAGACCTGGGGCCAGATTGCCAATAAGCAGGCAGCTACTGAGATGCAGTCTGGCGCACTTAATTCAAATGAGCTTATTTTGCAGTATGACCCGATTTATAATAAGCTCGTGAGTCAGATTTCTTATACCATGTATAGGAAACTGCGCGTTATGCAGAAATGGGAGAACCTTGGAAGAACCGCTCCTATGAATGCATACCCCGGCATTCTGCGCGAAATTTATATGACTGCTAGAAAAGGTCAAAACTTCGCAATGGACGCTGAAACTCGTCCCACTACCCTTAACAGTTATGAAATTGTAAATGATACCATTGATGTACGGTATCACTCCGCCCAGTTCCGTTGGATGTATCCTTGGACTATTTTTGATGAAGAGCTGCGCAGATTCTCCGGCGGAAATGGAACAACCATTGCAGAGCTGACGGAAATGAAGATGATCAACTCTGTCAATGCCCGCAACCGCTTTATGGATGCCCTGCGCAAGGAAACATTCTTTAATATGACTAAGAATGTGGCGACTGAGTTTGCAACTGATATCGACATTTCTAACTTTGCTACTCTGAGTGAAGATAATGCGAAGCTGTGGCTCAATATCGTTGATAATCTTCTGTTTGAGCTGGAAGTTGGTACTTCTATGTACAATAAAAATAACCAGTTCATGCAGACGCAGAAAGCTGATTTGCAGCTCGTGATTCCGCGCCAGTATTTCATGAATGTTATGCGCAGAGCGTTCCCCGATATGTACAACCCGACGAGTTTTGAAGGGATTCTGCCCTCTAACCTGATTCTGATTGATACGCTCGGCGGTGATCAGCTCAGCGAGGATGGAAGCACGCCCGCAGCTGTTACCTATGACAATCACGGTATGAGCTTGCAGAACTGGACTCCCACCAGCAAAGTTTTGCCGGGTGATGAGAATGTGCAGGCCGTTATTATGCATCGTGACTGCATCGGTTTTGAAGATAACCTGAACGAGACGCTTTTTGGCCCGAAGGACATTGAAAAACTGGCCACCCCTGTTCGTTCCCATTATTGGACAAAAGCATATTATACTGACCTTCTGCCCGCTATTAAACTGACAAAGGGTGAATAAAGTATGGCAGATGTTACTATCAATTATAGAATTAACATAAACTCCGATGGTATACAGTATAGTAATTTTAATACCGCTGTTTATACTCAGTCAGCTGATTTTACGGTCGCTGAGGGTGTATACATGAGTAATGTTAATGGTGCTAAAACAATTGTAAAAAATTGTAAATCATCTAGTTATGTAACAATTGAAAATTATTACCCTAATTCAGATAGACTTCCTTATGTTGGTATTTTCGGCGTAAATACGCAATATAATGAAGGAAGTTCGAGTGTTCCTTATACTCCCCCTACTTTTTTGCCGCTTGCATATATTTATTACTCAAAACAGCTGGGCGGAGAAAATGCGTATGATAAATTAAATTTGTATATTTTGAATGAAAATATGTGCTTTGAAAAGCAAGTAATTCCTGTTGAAACTGAAAATACCCAAATTGTAAAAACTATTAACTTAAATAATTATCATGGTGATTTTGTTGGTTTTGGGCAAATTGGACTTTTGTTAAATGGTATATTTAGTAATGTTCTATATGCAGGAATTAATTATAAAGTTAATGATATTATTCCCCTTAGTACTGCATATTCCTCTTGTACTATTTCTAGTTCTGCCGGAACCGCTCGTCTTGAAATTAATAGAGGCACAAATGGCAAATCGTTCCAATATGATGGTGGAGCAGAAAATACATCTGCAAGCTATATGCTGGAAATTCCTACAACTGGAAGCCATGAGTTGACCTATAATGGTGTAGAACCAGGATTGACAGAGCTGAGTGTGGAAGTACAGAATAGCGAGGAAATTGATGTGGGTTACAATGATACTTGGACATCAGCCCCCACTACTCTTACTCTTACTCCGTCTGCTGATACTGTAACACTTAGAAGCAATATGCAGTTGACTGTTACGAGTGAAAATGAGTATATCATGGATAATATTACAGTAAACAATGAGCCACAAGTTACCCCTTATACGGGCACTATTACAGGAACACAAAACATTGTTTTAAAGCCTACACCCCCTAAAATTACGATCAATCATAAGGGAACAAGTACCCCAGTTATTTCTAATACTTAATCACAGAAAAGGAAGATATTTTATGGCAATCACTACTTTTACCGCGGATAGGAATAAAACAGTTACAATTTCTGGTTCTGGTTTGACGGCTATTAACTTGAGTGGTACGGACGGGATTACTGTTACCTATAATTCTAAAGGTTATAAACAGGGTGAATCTATCCCGCTTGATGCAAGCGTTTCTGCTGCCGCGCTGTCTGCCTCTTTCCCTGTTTCTGTAACTGAGGTACAGAATATGAAGTCTGTGCAGCTGAATGATGAATCTGCAATTACTGAGTTTCCTGCAACTGTTAATATTACTGCTCCTAATCAGACCCTTAAGGCATCTGGTATGGATGCGCCCACGATCACAATTGATTATACCAATACGACGGAGCCGGTGGTAACTGATACCCCAGCAGAGTAAGGAGCGAATTTAATGGCCACAAAGAGTTTTACAGCAGAGGTTAATAAAACAGTTTCTTTGTCCGGGCTAGTTTATTCTATCACGCTTCCTGAAATTCCAGAAGGAGTTCATATCTTTCTAAATGATGTAGAATTAAAGGCAAATACGCCAGTTGAACTAAATGAAGATATGACAATGAAAGTAGAAGTAGATGAACCAGACCCGACAACACTTGCCGTGACCTATAGCGGGGCTGCTGTTGCTACTTACGACGAAGAGCCTGTTTCTAATACAGATGTTGTAACAGTTACCCCCGGAGCACATGCCATTCACTTTGAGGGATTGGCAGTTGTTCCAGATGTTCAGATCAATGGTGATAATATCCTTTCGCTCTCCGTGAATGGAACCTCCTATGAACAGGGAGACTTACCCGTAACTTTTAAGCCTGTAAGCAATATCACAAATTCCATTTTTGTGAATGGTTCGGGCCATCAGATTTACACAGTTACAATTTCTGGTACAAGTATCGAGGGCGTAACTGTAAATAATAATCCGGTTGAGCTTCCCTATACTTTTACTGTTACACAAAATACGCAAATCGCCGCAAGCGGTGAGATTTATCAGCTTGATCTAACTTCTAATGGCGGTGTTAAGATTACAAAAGATGGTGAAGTTTTGAATGATGGCAATAGTTCGATTCATCAGATTATTGACATCGGAAAAGACACCTATATGACACTTGACGGAACACATACCCTTACAATTGAAGGACAGGATTTGAAGTCTGTTACCGTGAATGGTGTTATCATGCCTGTGGAAGATTTGCCAGTGACAGTAAAGTCTAATAAAATGACTGCTACAGTATCGGTAAACGGCTATGAACCCTCCGAAGTTCATATTGTAGGCGAGTATATGAAATCTGTTACAGTGGATGGCGCTACCGTTCCGATTGAAGAAAATGGTTCCTGTACCTTTGAATTTGAAACAAGACAGGATAACCATTTTATTACAGTCGTTGGAGCACAGCCAAGAACCTACGGTATCACTTGGGATGATCATGGAACGACAGTTCTTGAAATGGATGGAAAGCAAATGGAAAAGGGTTCTACTACTCAGATTTCTTCTGATGTGTTCGTGGAATCTACACCGCTTCCCGTTCCAGTTCATGTAGAAAGTGACGGTAGTGTAAGAGTAGAAGTAAACGGAAAAGTTTATACTTCTAATGATTTCACTGTAAATGTAACAGATGCAACTGAACTTGATATTACTTCCGGTACTTGTAAACTAACAGTTGATTATGGGGATAATAGTTATACAATGGTTCTGCCACAGAGCATTGTAACAATTACCGCTCCCCATAGAGACGGATGGATTTTTGATACTTGGAGCAGCGATAATATTGGAATTGATGGTGCAAAGAGTGTTCGTTGTACCATGAATCTCGAAGGAAGAACAAATGCAAATATTGTTGCTCATTATCAAAAATGTATTACTTTTGATAAGCCTAATACTTGGAATTAAATAGGTGAATTTTATGGGAAATAAGTTCTGGTATCCAGTTCCATTAAAAAGACGATTAAGAACCGTGCCGCAGCCGGGCGAGTGGTCTAGTCTAAGGGATTACTGGGCCAGAACTTTTCCCTATCCGCCTGACCCATCAGAGCCAGAACAACCAGAAGAATATCCAGGCGAAAGAATGCCGACATCTAAGCTTAGAAGGATGCTTGAAGAGGCTCAAACCTATGTTGGATATAGCTACACATGGGGAGGAAAAACACCCCCCTATTTTGATTGTTCTGGATTTGTAGGATATCTTTATAAGGAATATAATTTAATACCTGATGATGTAGTTTCCTTTACAGGAAGTTTATATGATTATTTTAAGCCTTATGAAGTAGATGCATCTGATAGATTGCCCGGTGATGTTATGCTATGGGGTGGAAAGATCACCGGAACTGCAAATGATTCAAATGCTCATGTTGGTTTCTATATCGGAAATGGTTACATTATGGATTGTACCGGCCCCGGTGTGGGTTATAGGCCCGACGATTACCATCAACAATCTCGTTTTTTAGGATATTTTAGAGGGCCTGATTTTGGCGTTTATCCAGAAGAGGTGATATAATGGCCGGAAAAGTTGGAAGTGTTTCAATAACAATTTATTTTGGAACGCAATTTAATGATTTAAATGTACCCTATTACAATAAATTGATCAGGGATTCCGCAACAAAAACACTTGAACTAACAGGACAATATGTGTGGCAAAATACTTGGCTTAGAGATATCAGAGTAAATGTCGAAGATTATCAAGATATTGTAGGTGCTCAATATGCAGTTATTTCTGATGAGGGGACAGAAAGTCAGGGCGCACATTGGTTCGTTGTTAGAGGGTATCAACAAGTTAGCCAAAAAACGGCTGAACTTGTAATTGAATATGATCCGCTACTATCAATTCAAATTATGAATTTTAAAACAATTAGCGGAGTATTAAATAGATGGACACCTAATAGTGCAAATGATGGGCATTTTAGATGGATTTATACAGATGAACCAATAAATCAAGCTGATAAATTCGTTTATTCTTATTATAGACATAGTTGCGTAGATGAAAGTAAAGCTTTAAATCCTGTTGTTGGATTCCCCTATGATATGACAGAGCCGCCGGAAATTGCACTATATCAGAATCAAGATGGAACAAGAACAAATATTTATTATGTTAAAATGCCGTATACTAAGCAAGTAACCAATTTCCATAGTACGGCAAATGAATCGATTGATTTTAACGATGGTATGTCTTACTATCTTTGGAGGCCAAAAGAAGGTGATCTTGTCTATGAATCCTATAATAAAGCTGTAGGACTTGGACAGGATTTAACTTCTAATGCGTATATGCTCATTGCATCCCCTTTGATTGCAATTCATTTGGGGGATAGTGGATTCATTGAAAGCCTAACAGGACAGGTATTATCGCAAGAAACAGGCCTTGCCTTATATGATACTCAATATGAGAATAATAAAACAAATGATCTTGGAATTTTCTTTGAACTGTATAATGAAGTAAGCGGCCAATCGGTACAGCTAGCAAACTATAATTTACTAAATACTGCCCTTGAATTGTCTGCTGACCCATATTCCAGCGGTTGCTTTTATGCCAGATTTAAAGGTTATTTTAGTGATAATACCGGATTTAGCGGACAAATTGCCAGCGGGCCTTTTAAATCGTATTCTATTAACTCTACTACTCAATTTAATGTACAGTCCGCATATATGCAGACAAATAACCAAATTCAGAGTATTGAGACGCAATATTCCGCACAGAGAATTATTGCAGATAATCAACTCGCGAGTTCTCAGCTATCCAATATTGTTGGTTTTACTACCTCCGCTATTGGTGATGTAGGTAAAATAATTGGCGGTGCTGTTATGACAGCTATTCCCGCAACCTCTGTAGCGGGCGTTGGTATGATCGGCTCAAGTGCTATGAATCTCGTTTCGGGTATGATCAATAATACAACCACTGATTATAATTTAACGAGAATGTATGAGGCAAATCTTGAAGCTGCCAGAATGGTTAGAAATCAACAAGTAGCTGCTTTAAGAACATCGGGAACACTTGGAAAAGTCGCTCCCCCTGTATTTAAGCTCAATAATTCTGTAAATGTATCTGGTGCCTCTTATACTTTTGTAGTGAAAAGGTCTGATCTTTCTCAAAATGATAAACAAAGAGCCGATATATTTTTTAGAATGTACGGGTATAATGTAGACAAACTACCGTTAAATGATGTTTCAATGTTAAACGCTCGACAGAGATTTACATTTGTTCAGGCTGATGATGTGGAAATCACAAGCACAGTAACCGCAGATAATATGACACGCTTAAAAGACCCGCAGACTGTAGATAGGATTAAAGAAAGATTCTCGGCGGGTTTGAGAATCTGGAATATTAACCCTGATTATAATTACACAATACAGAATCCCAAAAAGTAGGTGAAAATATGAGAAAAAAGCTTCCATTTATTCCAGTACAACCAGCCGACAAAATGGCTGAATTTGCCGGGTTTCTACCACCTGAATATAATTTTAATCATAAGAGATCAAATAAATTCCCTATTTTTAGAGACAGTATCATTAAATTGTTATTCTCTAATTTTAGATGGGAAGGACTTACAGAGAGAGAGCAAAAAACAATTGAATACAACCTAATTTTTAGAGGCAGAGTTTGCGCCATTAGATCAAGATTTGATGTAGAAACTAAAACACCAGACGGTATTTTTTATGGTGCTTACGGCTCAGAAACTAATAATGTAACATATGATTTTTATGGGTTTCCAAACCAGGCTACATGCACAGGTTTAAACGGTCAAATTTTTACCGCAAACAGCCCTGACGATTTTGAGGTTGGTTTTGATAGCTCAGACAATATTTATCAGTTTGGTATGCTGACAACTCCACTTTATTCATATGTGGATATTCTAGCAGATGAATTGGATAGATCATATTGCGCGTGGCAGGTAGCGGCAGAAACTAGAAAACTGGGAATGGTTTTTCAATGCCAAAACCAAAAGAGCGCAAATATTCTAAAAGATGTATTAAAAAGAATTTCAGAAAATGACCCGTATGTAATTATAAACTCTGATATTAGCGATCAAACAGATGTTCTATGGAATAGCTCTAATACACAGGGAATCTCTGAATATCATATGCATTTTATGAATACTTGGGGATTTGTACTAGACCTTTTAGGTATGGAAAATAACAGTCAAAATAAAAAGGAAAGATTGGTTGTAACAGAGGCGGAAATGAATAGAAGCTTATCAAGATATCTTGGGGCTAATAGATTGATGGCAAGAAAACTATTCGCTAAAAATTGCAATGAAAAATTTGGAACAAACATCAAAGTCGAAAACTACCTTGACAGCATTGTTAACGAAAATCCTAACGAAGCTAATATCTATGGTATGGAAGATGGTGAAGAGAATGTATCTGAATCCAACAATAACGCAGAGTGAATTAAAGCCTTATATGACATATGAACAGTGGTGCCATACCTTAGGAAAATACAGATGGTATCACGAGGATGGAAGCCCTAGACTTTATTATCCTCTGGCTTATGAATGGGAACGAATTTATAAAACTGCTACTGAGGATGCAGACAATTATTTTAAAACAAGAAATATCTATGACCCATCTATTTTTACATCCCAGTTTATGGCAAATGTTCCCATAAATTGGATGAAGTTTAAAACACAACTGGAAATGTTTTCCGGTACGCTGGACGGAACAAATATTGACCCAGAAATTTTTGAGGCTGGATTTGATAGAAAACTAACTTCTACAAACACGGAACAATCTACACAGGATTATAAAGAAAATTCCACCTATACACAAGATATTAACAGTGGAAGCAAAGATAATTCTACTACCAATGCAAATGCCACAACTGATCAGACGACCAGTAGTGAAGATGTTATTGGAAGCAGAGAAGATAATACAAATATTGACAGATCACAAGATACTACAACGGATACAACAGAAAACTCAAAAGGTAGAAATATTAACTACATCCAAGGTTTGCAGGCATATTCTGACAGGCTAGATAATGGAAATATTGGAGAGCTTGGAACGGACTATGCATCTAACTTTTCTGATGACATTAGAGAAGGGACAAGAAACCAAACTGAAAATCAAACCGGTACAGAAACCACAAATTTTGAGCAGGGAGAGCAGACAAACACTTCCCGTGTAGAGGGTAATAGTTCCGCTAAAAGTGAGACTACAGAAGAAAAAATAAGAGAATCTACACAGAAAATCGTTAATAACGCCGGAAATACTAACAATATGGAAAATTCTGGAAAATCAGAATACGCCCTAGAAGAAACCGTTCGGCGTATTAACTACTACGATAATCTGGCTTTCCTGAGAGAAAGATATGATCGGCTTGAAAATTTTGTACCTTTCTATTCCTATTTTGAACCGTACTTTGCCAGTGTTGAATCTTTTAACCCCGCTTGGTAAATAAAAATAGGGCCTGCAAAGGCCCTATTTTTATAGATGGTATAAGATAAACGGTATAAGAAAAAGGTTTTCGGTTATAAATATCATGGCTATTATTTCTAAAATATCAACATATTTCATTTTATTATCTTCCTTAACAATAATTATTCTTAATCTCAACAATCTTTTCAATTTCACCAGCAATACGAACTTTAGTAAATTCCATCAACTCTTGAATGTCATCTGCATAAATAATAACTTTATACCTTCTGTTCTGGTATCTAACGGTTACTTCATACATTTTATTCACCTCCTTTAGCTCTTTCTTTGTATCTGTATTATACATCTTGTATAATACTTTGTCTATTTCTATTGTGCATAAATTATACCTGTCCCTATTGTTGATCTTGCTGTCCTCCACAGAAACACACTATCTACACTGTGTTTTCCTCTGGTGGACACTTACTAGCCTACAGTGTCCACCACTCGTGGACAAATTGGGGGGAAAATGTCCGCCCCACATGGACACTCATATCC